ACATCAGACATTGTCCGAAGCCGTAGTAACTTAGGTGTTATTTAGATCGAGCCAAGCTCTCTAATCGCATCGACGTTAATATGGTGAATCCCAGTGCATTTCCTCACATTGTGAGTGGGGCACAAGGGCGGTACTATTTTTGTGGGTCCTAAAAAGGAATGATATTATTTATGTGTATCGTTACTGGGGAGGACAGCAGAGATAGTTAATCAGCTACTTGCAACCCCGACGCATCAAGCAACCTTGAAAAGGTGCCTGCGGCCGACTTCGGTCGGGAACCGAAAAGTTAACATGAGACAACAATCCTTATCAAATATAATAAAACACATTTGTAAGCGATTGGGAGTCTTGTTTAACTGGCAAGGTGGTGTAAAATCCACCTCCGCATGGATGGGGCCCTTCATTAATTTAGGGTCACTGTCCATGGGTTCCGTTTCGAAAAGTCTTGTAATTGGGAATTTAGCTATTCTGAGAGAAATCTCTAGATTAATAAGTAAGCAAGGTATAAAAGGGACCTGTCTCTACCTGAAGGCCGCCCACATCGCGATGATGAAGTGGCGAGCAGGTGAACGATTAGCGGATGCGAAGGCTTTCGGGCCGACGCTCGGATTAACTAAATCCGGAATTCCAACTATCGTTCCGTCTGCCTGACGGAGAGCATTGCGTAGTGGTAATGATAAGCTGTTTAAACATATTTTAACTATTCTCGGGCTTTATCGAGTTTTAGATTTTAAAGGAAAATTAGATCTATCCTCGATTAAGGACCCGTGAAAGGGTACTCGCGTACCAAATATGTTTGAGTTCATTCCAGTCTTTTGGAATTACTTAGGTTATTCCAAAGAGGGCTCTGGACCACCTTTACGGTGGTCTCCACATCCATTAACCAAAAGGGGACCCGCATCCTCGAAACTGGGACCAGAAGAATTATTAAATTCTCTTTCTTCGTTTCGTTCTGCGCTTAGGACCATCGGTGCAAACGATATATTGGCAACTGCCGTTAAAGGCTATTGCGATAGTCTCGGTTGAAGGGACGTCTTTTTGGCACTTCGGAATTTAGGTCTTATCGAGAAATATATTCCTCTCGAAAGATGAAGTCAATGAGAATATGGTCCTTTAGGTCGTCTTCGACTAAAGGAAGAACCTGGTAAAGTGAGAGTGTTCGCCTTAGTAGATCCAATAACACAATGGTTGATGAAACCATTACATGACTGAGTATTTTCAGTTCTTTCGAAAATCCCTCAAGATGCAACTTTTGATCAAGAGCGGGGCGTCAGAGAGACTCAGCAGAACATCGCTGATATCATGAAACGTCACAAGGCATGTTGGACTTATTCTTTTGATTTGTCCAGTGCTACAGATCGACTACCGGTGTTTGCTCAAGCCGAACTTTTGAATTACATGTATCCGGGCCTGGGGGTCCATTGGAGGACCCTGTTAATTTCCAGGGGTTATTATCTAACCAGTAAGGAACATGCTGTTCGGGAACGACTCATTTACGGTGCTGGGCAACCAATGGGGGCTTACTCATCATGAGCCTTCTTAGCATTATTTCACCACTTTGTAATTCAGTTTTCAGCCTTTACTTGCGGTTGAAGAACTTGATTTCCAAAATACGTAATCCTTGGTGATGATGTCGTTATCTACGAC